TACCTTTTATCTAGTACAAAGTTCTACTAGTAAAGGTGTGACAGCTGCAAATCTATTCGCTGATGTGGCGACACCTGTATCTTTTTCAGATAAGGTATCAATCGCAGACGCGGATACAGTAACAGGGCCAGGCGTAGTCTCAGTCGCAACGAATGTGACTAGACTTACCAATCCAGGCACAGGTGGTACACTAACCATTGGTGCTGGTACAGAAGGTCAATTGAAAATTATTGTTATGGATGGCAATTCTAGTGCGGTAACTCTGACACTAGACGATTCAGACTTAGGTCATGATACCATTACATTCAATAATGCTGGTGATACGGCAACCCTCATATATACTAATAGTAAATGGTGGATGATAGGGGGAACTGCTACAGTCGCCAATTAGATAATAAAAAGATTTTATGAATGATTGAATTGAATGAAGATAATTATTTAGTATACGCATTGAAAAATTATAATAGTCCAGAGTGTTCTGGAATGGATGATTTTGAAGAGGATGTAAAACGGTTCAAGTACTTGAAGAGACTTTTTCGTAGGTATGAAAGAACAGAAGTCTTAAATGACCGACTCATCTTAAATCATCTTATCGTATTATACAATGTTTTTGACAAGGCTGCAACGCCTTTGTTATTCTATAAGATAGACAAAGAACATTGGTCTATACTAAAAACTTTTTTGGTATTCTTGAACAGGATGCCAATAGAACAAATAGTCACTGGTGGTGTTAGGGGAGATGATATCCAACTAGACATGAAAGTGATTAGTATTTTAAGGAAAATTTAATGTCCAGAGTTGTTGACAGTTTAATCGCATACAGGATACTGAGGATGTTCGCACAGCCTATTAAGAAACATCCAGCGTATCAGATGGGAATTGTCGATGCAGACGGTAACAAGATAAAAGAACCATCTGGTTCTCAAGAATTGGATGCCTACACATTACTGGACAAACTCGCTTTTAAAATTAAGCGAGCATTAATGAAGTCGCCTGACAGGACTGCGAAACGACTTCTCACATTTGCGGCCGCTATTGCACTTCTACGCGAATCGAAAGATGATGTAGAAGAGATGGAAGATGGTGAATTTGAGGCATTGCTTGATTTATATTCAGAGGATGAAAATGTAATCAAAGAATCAAAAATGCTCGAAATGGGGAGAACTCCGTTCACCTATTTTGCTTTGGATGAGGAGATTGCAAATGTAGCAGGCCCGATGGGTGGTGGCGCAATTGCTGGAATAGGAACTGGGGCGCAAGGCGAGCCAGGCAGAAATCCTAGTCTCATGCCTCTTCAAAGAAGGAAGAAAAAGAGGCAAGTAAATGGCAAATCAAACTAATTTAGACACAAAAATAGCTCTTATGGAGAATGATATCAGACAGATGGGGGGACTGTTTGATAGACTTGATGTATCCATAGAAAAGATTACAGAGTTAAATACCTCGATTAAGGAGGTTCTTGCGGTGCATGAACAAAGAATTACTGCCGCTGAGGTAGACTTAGAAAGAACATATGATACTTTTGAAGAGAAGTATGAACAATTACATTCGCGTATATCTACCACTAACAGGGAATTATCAAAAGAACTGAAAGATAACACCGCCGCTGTACAAGACACTTTGAAAGAACTAACTGCTCAAATAACTGAGCACGCGAATCACCATGACGATAGAATAAGGGCCCTCGAAAAAAGACAGTGGATGATGATGGGTGCTGCCGCTATTTTAGGATTCTTAATAGGAAACGCAGAAGCTTTATCGATACTTTTCTCTTGACATTTGCTCTCAGATATGAGATCATGATCTCGTGAATAAGAGAATAAGGAGAATAATATGAGTCATTGTGTGAATGATAGAATAGTAGATGATGCAATAATGACAGTTGCTAATCTAACAGATGACCAAGTGTGTGATGCAGTAAATTTTGACTATGGTATCAAAATGTATGATGTAAAACAAGCTTTAATTGACCATAAAATAGATTTCAAAAATTGTAAATGGTGTAAAGATTGTAAAGGACATTGGGACATGGATTCCATGAGAGACCTCTTGGTATCATTAACTTTCGATAATCTAATGTCAAGACCAGGCCCCCACGGTTAAAAAATTTAAAGAATTCGCTTGACTTTTAATACACTTATGTGTATAATGTGACCTATGCTTTATGTAGATGTGAAATATATCAACTTGATATCTCATCATTTCGAGAAATTCAAGAAAAAGAATGATTATCTTTGGAATGTAAGATGCCCGTTCTGTGGCGACTCGCGTAAAAATCTCAATAAAATGCGTGGGTACTTTTTCCGTAAAGACAATAACATGATATACAAATGCCACAACTGTGGTTTTGGTGCTAGCATGAATACTGTTCTCAAAGAACTATCACCCACTTCTCATAAAGAATACTGTCTTGAAAAGTTTGGTGAAAATGAGAACAAAAATTGGGAACCAAAAGGTGCAAACTGGACTCCAAACGGACACAAATTGTTCGATGATAAACCAGTAGAACCGCCCAAGTTCACACCAAAATTTAGTTTATTTGATAAACTTGTGGATAGATTGGATACTCTTCCATACGACCACGAGGCAGTTCAATATGTGCAAAGTAGAAATATCCCAAATGATAAATGGGATCGACTTTACTATATTGACAACATAAAAAATATAGTCCAACTCAATGACAAATACACGGAATCAATAGTTACTGAAGAACCCAGATTGGTTATCCCCTTCTTTGACCAAAATGGGCAATTGATGTCGGTGTCTTTGAGGGCTATGAGGGGGGAAACACTAAGGTATATTCTTGTAAAAGTTAAAGAGGATGCACCTACAGTGTTCGGTTTAGACAAGGTTGATATGTCTAAACCTATATCTGTTGTTGAAGGCCCGATAGACAGTCTGTTTTTAGAAAACAGTATTGCCTGTTCTGGTACTGCCTTCAACAAGATTGAAGAATTGGGTATAGACCATGATAAGATTACAATCATATTCGACAATCAACCGCGTAACAAAGAAGTTGTAAAGCTGGTTGAGAAGTATGTCGAGATGGATTATAATGTTGTCATATGGCCTAGTCCATTGACTCAGAAAGATATAAATGATATGGTGAACGATGGTATTGATGTGAGCGATGTTATTACTTGTAATACACATAGTGGACTGAGTGCCAAGTTTTTGTTAAATCAATGGAAAAAATGTTAGGAGCAAAATATGGAAAATCAATTAAGTCAAACTGAAGGACTAATAGTTCTAGGTGTACTAGTTGTGCTTGCTGTTGTTGCTGGTTTTTTCTCTAGGAAGAAAAATGTAGAAGAAATTTTTGATGTGAAGAAAGTTGTCGAAGAAGATGCGAAATCTTTGAAAGGCGATGTTGAAACTTTGAATCAAAAAGGCATTTCTATAAATGTTGAGAATTTGCAAAAATTAACTAAGCAAAAACTCGATGAACTTGGAGAGTCTAAAGGTATTAAACTTGACCGCAGAAAAACCAAAGCAAAAATGATTGCAGACCTCGTGTCAGCAGTCGAAGGCAAAGACCACAAACTAGGAAAATAATGTATGGAAACACAAGTGAGTTTAGTTGGGTTTACCCAACCTTCAGCAGCAACTGGTTGCCATAGCGCAAATGAATTAATTGCATATGCAGCTAGGGTGAGTAACCCAGAGAATCAGGCGAATAGTAAAACCGCACCAAAGTTATTAGCTTATCTTATTAAGCATGAACATTGGTCACCATTTGAAATTGTATCTGTGACGATGGAAATTAAAACGACACGCGATATTGGTAGACAAATACTAAGACATCGTAGTTTTGCTTTTCAAGAGTTTAGTCAGAGATATGCTGTCTCAGAGGATTTTGAAAATCGAGAAGCTAGATTACAGGACGAATCTAATCGACAAAACTCTTTGGAGATGGGTGCTGATATAGAATCGGCACAAATGCGTGAACGGTGGAACATGGAACAGAGGAAGGTAATCAATCAAGCAAAAAAGGCTTACGAGTGGGCCCTAGATAATGGTATTGCAAAAGAGCAAGCAAGAGCGGTGTTACCAGAAGGTAATACTATGACCACCATATACATGGCTGGTACACTGCGCTCTTGGATTCACTATTGTCAGTTGCGGATGGCAAATGGGACGCAAAAAGAACATAGTTTGATTGCGAAAATGTGTTGGGATATTATTGAAACACATTTCCCAGATGTAACAAAGGCGGTAAACAATGCAATGGACTGATAAGGTAACTTCAGAAGACCTTGCAATTACACTGGCAAAGGCAGAAGACGAGAGTTCCGAGATAGAAAAGGTAAGGGAGAGACTTCCCTATGCCTTTCCTTGGAATAGGAGACTTGATGAACCATGTCGCGTGGAATGGAGTTCCACTGATAGTAAAGAGGCATTTGAATCAAACTCTATCAATCAAAAAGAACAGATTGAAAAGTATGGTTGGGATGAACATAAAGTTTACTATGATTTGAACTCACATGGATACAGGTGTGATGAATTCTATGAAGATAGAAATTCTTATGTTGGTATTGGTGAGTGTTTTACATATGGTACAGGATTACCAGCAGAGATGTCATGGACAAACTTGCTGGAGAAAGACATTGGTGAGAAGGTATGGAATCTAGGATTGTGTACTACTGGACTAGATACCGCATTTAGAACTCTTTTAACTTGGTTACCAGTAATCAAACCTAAAGCAGTTCTTATGTTGGAGAATAGTACACTTGCTAGGGAAACTTGGTACATTGATGAGAACAATGAGGAATGGAATACTTGCATTGGATTCTGGTCTGATTTGGAGTGGCAACAAGAGGTATGTCTTAGTAAGACAGAAAGGTATTTAAATAGAAGAAAGAATTTAATGGCCATCAGAGAGTTGTGTAGGATGGAAGGTGTTGAGTTTAAATTAATAACTGCAAAAGAAAGAAACGAAATAGGTTTTCGTGATTGGGAAGCAAATAAAGATACAAAATATGCATTAGCAAGGGACTTAATGCATCCAGGCTTGTATTTTCATCAATCGATGGTGCATCGATGGAAAGAGGAACTATAATGGCGACAGAGGATTATTTAGGAATTAAGATAGACAGGGACAGAGACCAACTATTTGATAAGTTGGGAATACAGCGCCTGCAAGAAAGTTACATGAAAGAGGACGAAGAAAGTCCACAGGAGAGGTTTGCTTTTGTAAGTAAACAGTTTGCATCTAGCGATGAACATGCTCAACGGTTGTATGATTACGCTAGTAAACACTGGTTGTCTTACTCTACACCTATTCTATCATTTGGTAGGTCTAAAAAGGGTCTGCCTATTTCATGTTTTTTAAATTACATAAACGATACAGCGGAGGGATTAGTTGAAAATTTATCGGAAACAAATTGGCTTAGTATGCTTGGGGGCGGTGTTGGTATTGGGTTTGGTATCCGAGCTAGCGATGATAAGTCTACTGGCGTCTTGCCACATCTCAAAACCTACGACTCAAGTAGTCTGGCATATAGACAGGGGCGTACCCGCCGAGGGTCATATGCTGCCTACCTCGACATTAGTCACCCCGATATTACAATGTTTCTCGAAATGCGTAAACCGACAGGAGACCAAAACCTCAGATGCCTAAACTTACATCACGGTATTAACATTAGTGATAGGTTCATGCAACTAATTGAGAAGTGCATGTCAGACCCAGATGCTGATGATAGGTGGAATCTAACAGACCCACATACAGGAGAAGTGCGAGATACCGTATCAGCGAAATCATTATGGCAGAAGATACTTGAAATGCGTATGGAGACAGGAGAACCATATCTACACTTTGTTGATACTAGCAACAGACATATGCCAGAGTGGTTAAAGGATAAAGGATTAAAAATTAGTCAGTCTAATCTTTGTTCTGAAATTATCCTACCGACAAATGAAAAGAGGACTGCTGTATGTTGTCTTTCGTCTGTTAACCTAGAACACTATGATGCATGGTCAAAGAGTACCACATTCTTAAAAGATGTGGCAGAAATGTTAGACAATGTGTTACAGTATTTTATTGATAACGCACCAGAGACAGTATCACGGGCAGTTTACTCAGCGAAACAGGAAAGAAGTATTGGTATTGGCGCATTGGGATTCCATGCATATTTACAAAAGAACCACATACCATTTGAAGGATTCATGGCAAAATCCACTAATATAAGAATGTTCAAATTGATAAGGGGGAAATTAGATGAAGCAAACTTGGAACTTGGTAGGGAGAGAGGCGAAGCTATTGATGCGAGAGGCACAGGAAGAAGATTTAGTCATGTTATGGCTGTTGCTCCTAATGCTTCCAGTAGTATTATTATGGGAAACACTTCGCCGAGTATTGAACCGTATCGCGCTAACGCTTACAGGCAAGACACACTATCTGGGGCTTATCTCAATAAGAATAAGCATCTGGATGTTGTCATTAAAGATAAATGCGAGAAGAATAAAAGGTTGGATTATGACAAAATTTGGTCATCGATAATTGCCAACGATGGGTCAGTACAACATGTAACATGTCTGGACGAGAAAGAAAAAGAAATCTACAAGACTGCAATGGAGATTGACCAGAGATGGGTAGTCGAACATGCCTCAACTAGGCAAGAATGGATAGACCAAGGACAGTCTGTTAATCTATTTTTTAGACCAGATGTCAACATAAAATATTTACATGCAATACACTATCTCGCGTGGAAACAGGGTATGAAAACTTTGTACTATTGTAGGTCAGAAAAGTTAGGAAAGGCAGACAAAGTATCGAAACGCATTGAAAGAGATGTAATAAAAGAAATTGATTTCAAGAGTATGATAGATGGTGAAGACTGTGTTGCATGTGAAGGATGATATAGAAAAAGAGATACCACTAAATAAAAAGATTGCGGTTTTAGTTAGTGGTGGATGGGATAGTGCCGTTCTATGGTATCTAGTGAAATCCGTATGTATGGAACGCAATCAAGAATGTGAACCCTTTACTGTTCCAAAACTAGATGGTGCTGAGTATTACGCTAATCTAGTCTTAGAATGGTCTTCTGAGCGTCTAGGACACGCTCTAATGAAAACAACCATCGTAGGTGATATATCATCCGATAATCCCTCTGATTATGTTTTAAGTGGTGGTTATGAGATATGGAATGAGGGATTGGCGGAACACTTGTTTAGTGCGGTAAACATGTATCCACCGAATCAAAGGTCTCTCATGCCTGAAGGGTATCCTCTACCCAATGATAGATTTGTCAAGACAGAGGAACATACTCATTTAAGTCAGCCATTCGCTGACTTGACAAAAGATAAGATTATACAATTAGGATTTGATTTAGGTATAGCGAATGAGATTGCGCCCATTACGCATAGTTGTACCGAATTGGACAGGGGCAGATGTAATAACTGCTGGTGGTGTAAAGAAAGAGAATGGGCATTTAAAGAAACAGGACAGGTAGATATTGGAGAGAACTAATGACCCCTAAACAAGATTTAACAAGTAAAAGAGAATATTTTAAACCATTCAATTACCCTTGGGCATACGAGGCGTGGTTGAAACACGAGCAATCTCATTGGTTACATACTGAAGTACCGATGGCAGAAGATGTAAAAGATTGGAAGGAACGATTATCGCAAGAAGAGAAAGCATTTCTTACTAATATATTTCGATTCTTTACTCAAGGTGACATAGATGTGGCAGATGGGTATGTGACTAACTACCTACCATATTTTCCACAACCAGAAATACGAATGATGTTATCTGGTTTCGCCGCTAGAGAGGCACTGCATGTTGCCGCCTACTCACATCTTATTGAAACACTTGGGATGCCCGAGAGTACATACAGTGAGTTCTTGGAGTATGAGGCAATGGCAGACAAACACGAATACTTCATGGACTTATCAAAAGCAAATGGAACCGCAGAGAGTGTTGCCACTAATATTGCCGCCTTTAGTGCATTTACTGAGGGTATGCAGTTGTTTAGTTCTTTCATTATGTTGTTGAACTTTCCGCGTCATGGTAAGATGAAAGGGATGGGTCAGATTATTACATGGTCTATTGTAGATGAGACTATGCACGCTGAGTCTATGATTAAGTTGTTTAGGACATACATAGAAGAAAACAGAACACTATGGAAAGATTCTCTCAAAAGAGAAATATACACTATTGCTGAGAATATGGTAGAATTGGAAGAGAAATTTATTGACCTTGCATTTGCTATGGGCCCAATGGAAAATCTAAAACCAGAAGATGTTAAAACATACATCCGATACATTGCTGACAGGAGATTGATTAGTTTAGGTATGAAGGGTATATTCAAGGTAAAAAGAAATCCACTATTATGGGTAGAGGAAATGATTAACGCACCTACCCACACTAACTTTTTTGAAAATAGAGCAACAGACTATGCGAGGGGGGCGCTCCAAGGTAAATGGGATGATGTTTGGGGAACAGCTGTAGCATAATGTCAGAACCTTCAAAGATAATAGAATGTGTTAAATGTGATGCAGTTTACAGAATAAAACATGATATGTCAGAGTCCCACTATCGCGTAGCATATTGTACATTTTGTGGTGCAAGTTTAGAACTCGAAGAAGAATTAGAACAAGAGGATTGGGATAAAGAAGAAGTAGTTGAGGATTGGTAATGGATAAGTTTGATAAAGCGCATATGCAAACAGCAAATGTATATGCTAGATTGTCACCAGCAAAACGATTAAAAGTTGGTGCAATTTTGGTGAAAGAAGGTAGAATAATCTCTATAGGATACAATGGTACGCCTTCTGGGTGGGATAATACTTGTGAATATCCAAGTAAACGAGGTGCATTGACAGGTAATGTCATAGAACTAAAAACTAAACCAGAGGTATTACACGCAGAGACAAACGCAATTGCTAAAGTGGCAAAGTCTTCAGAAAGTTCTGAGGGTGCTACATTGTATACCACACACGCGCCATGTTTAGAATGTTCTAAGTTGATATACCAATCTGGTATCGTATCAGTTTTTTATGAGAATGAGTACAGAACTAAAGATGGGGTAAAATTCTTACAGAAATCTGGAGTTAGTATTAGGAAGATGTAGATGTGGAATTATGATGATGTTAACTCTGTAACCATAGAACTATCTAGTCTATGTAATGCCGCTTGTCCGTGGTGTCCTAGATATGAAGATTTTTCTGAGGTAGTTAACAAACAACTAGAACCACAGTATATAACGATTGACCAGTTCAAAGAATGGTTTCCGCCAGACTTTATGTCGAGAATAAAATTATGGGCATTTACAGGTGATTACGGTGACGCTGGTACTAATCCAGATTTACCAGACATCATAAGGCACATATACAAACATAACCCAGATGCTCAACTATCGATGAACACTAACGGTGGTATGAGAACACCAGATTTTTGGGGGTTACTTGGTCAGTTGTTTTCTAGGAAGGAACATAACAACATGATATTCTCAATAGATGGACTTGAGGATACTAACCACATATACAGGAGAAATGTTAGGTGGAATAAAGTCATGAAAAATGTTCTTGCTTTTCTGGATGCTGGTGGTAAGGCGACATGGGAATGTTTGGTATTCAGACACAACAAACACCAGATAGACGCGATACGAGATTTGGCAAATTACATGGGATTCTCAGAGGTGCATTTTAAAATGCCAAAGGGATTTGAAAAAGACAATATGAAAGTCAAGGACAAGAAAGGCAACCACACATATACAATATATCCCACCAGTAAAGACCAGATATCAACAGGATATCCAGATTTACATGGTAAGAAGGCAGAAGACTTAGACTATGAAGAAATTAGAGATGACATGGAGTCATATTATTCTAATGAACAGGGAGAGATAAAATGTTTTTCCCAAAGAGATGACTTGACGGAGTTGAAGATTACATCGTGGGGTACAGTGTATCCATGTTGCCATTTTGGGCATATCGCTAAACATCCGCGAGAGAATCAACAGTATTACAAAGCTCAACTCATAGATATATTTAAGGATAAAGATATATCTCTCAAGTCAAGAACATTAAAAGAGATATTGGATGATGACCCATTCAATTGGATTTATAACAGTTGGAAAGAAAAATCATGTCTGGCATGTTGGTCAAATTGTGGAGTGTCAGACAATAAACAACCAGTGATGCAACAGATATTTAATAAGGAGGGTAAGTTATATGGCACAACATAATAACATACGCGGATGGATGATGGACGGTGATTATAATGCCATAGAGAAGGTTTGTTCAAAGTTTCTTGATAAGGATTATGTCGATGTATTTGAAATAGGAACTCTATATGGCAAAAGTGCCATTGCTTTTGATGACGCATTGAAAAGTGTACCCCATCATATCACCACAATGGATGTGTGTGAGGGTTGGATAGGGCCTTCAGATGAAATAATAGAGATGTTGGGACTAGATGACAATTTCAAGGCAATGCGTGATGCAAATAGAAGTACAGCAGAAGAACAGTTCGATGAAATACATAGAAATATTCTGGATAGGGATATAACCTTTATTGATGATAAATGGGAAGCGGGTTATGAATATCCAGTAGTTTGCCCAGACATTGTGTTCTATGATGGTTCACATAGTTACGAGGAAACTAGAGATGTTCTTCAACATTTCTGTATAACTATGGAGAATGGGGGAACAGTTGTGATTGATGACTACAACCATACACAATGGGAAGGACTCAAAAAAGCAGTAGATGAGTTCATAGAAAAAACAGGGTTCGATATAACTTCATACCCAGACTCAAAAATGATTTCAATAAATTTTAAGGGTAAACAATGATAGTTGATTTTTATGGATATGAATTAGAGTGTGATGAGACAGTATTCAGACCGACTACTGTTAGTGAACTAACCGCACCGCGAGTACCAGTGGAAGGTAAAAAGGTTTTAGACCTTGGATGTGGTGTCGGCCCACTATCAGTGTACTTTGCCAAACATGGTGCAAAGTCTGTAACTGCCACCGATGTGTACGATAAACACATAGAATACACAAAGAAAAATGCAGAAAGAAATAATGTAGACATAGAGGTATTTGAGAGTGATATCTTTGAGAATGTCACAGATAAATATGATGTGATTTGTTGTGATGTGTCTGGTGTAGACAGAAGAATTGCAGAGTTAACAGGTTGGTTCCCAGAAGGAGTGCCCACAGCAGATACTACAGGCGCAGACTTAATATGCAAGGCAATGAAATCAGCACCAGAGTATTTGAATGAGGGTGGTGAGTTATATATTTGTACGACATCATGGTCAGATTTACAGAAGATACAATTGATGATGATTTTTACCACACTTATGACTCAAGGTGAAGTCATACATTCACAGGACATTCCTTTTTCGCGTAGGTTGTTATCTAATCTGGATAACCTAGACTCGAAAAGAGGAGCAGTACCCACAACAGAAAGTTATTTTTATACAAAGCAGGGGGATAGTTACACCAAGGATGGTGACAATTACACATGGAGATTCAACCTATGGCGTATGGTTATGATGTAATGCAGAAGAGAATAGTTACAGCGTGGTTGATATTTTTGGGGATAGTCATGTTGCCTATCTTACCACTTATACCATACTCTAATTGTTGGTATTACTCATTCAAGCGATACATACTAGAAGGATTTAAAGGCAAGATTATTCCAGTTGCCAGTAGACGGTGGAGAGGATACCACTGTGTTTATCAAGATGCAGAAGGGCAGTTGTGGGAATACACAATGAAGAAAATGCCTAGATATATGCCTTGGTGGAGAATGTTTATTTACAAAGGAGTAGAAAGGAGATATCGTGGGAAGATTTAGTACATGGTTATATGAGAAGATGGAACCTTACAGAGAATGGCAAGATACTTTGCCTTTCTGGAAACGATTGCTGGTAGAAATTATCGGAATCATAATAATAACATCACCATTCATATTTTTGATATGGTGGATAACAGGAGAGGTATGGATATTCCTACCTAGTGCATAAAATGGCAAAGAAAACTAAAGTAACAAATTACAACGCGAAGAAACCCAAACTCAAAACTGTGCCCAAGGAAGAGGCGTGGGAGAGATTATGGGGTGGTGAAAAGACCATAAATAGTAATTCCAAAGTTGAGGAATTACCAGATGGTTATGAATGGAACGAAAAGAAAACGAAAATCATCCCGAAAGAAAGTACCGAAGACTCATAGAGTTTATTGTACATACTTTCCAGATGGGAGATACTACATAGGTTACTCATGCAAGCCTGAAAAGTTGTATGAAAAATATTATGGTAGTTCTAAGATAGTCAAAGAGTACGAAGGTGAACTGAGGAAAGAGACTATTGCGGAATTTGACCAAAGGGCTCCTGCCAAGATACAGGAATTTCTGTTACAATGGCAACAACGCAAAGACCCAAATTGTTTAAATGACATGATACATATAAGATTAAGAATAAGTTATTTGACAGAGTTTGAGCCCGTAGAATGGAGGCCCACATGGGACACTTAATAGGATTATTATTTTCAGCACTCGCAGTATCGGCAGTCGCCGCTTACTTCTCGATTGTTGGATTGATGGCAATTTTTAGTGGACTACCACAGTCCATACTTGCTATGGGTGTAGTGTTGGAGATTGCTAAACTAGTAACTGCCTCTTGGGTGTATCAGTATTGGAAGAAAACCTCGTTGCTGATGCGAAGTTACATGGTGTCTGCCGTGATTATACTATCAGTCATTACATCTATAGGTATATTTGGATTCCTATCTAAGGCACACCTAGACCAATCCGCATCTACAGGTGACGCGGTAGCACAAGTAGAAAGAATAGAAGACCTTATACAACGAGAGAACCTAAGAATCACCACAGCAGAAGAACAAATAACCAGAGTAGAATCTGGTGGTAGTTTGGATGTGTCAGAGAGTATCAAACAACAGGAAGAGATACGAGATACAGCATGGGACAGAATACAAGATGATGTACAATATGCAGAAAACCAGATTGAAAAGATACGAGAAGGACTAGAATCAGATTTAAGTAAGAAACAATCAGAGTTAGATGCCCTTGACGATATAGTAAAGTCATACACAGACCAAGGAACCACAGGTGGTGTATTCAGTAGAGAAGATAATGTAGCGAAGGGTATAGAGATAAGAGAGTCACAGAAAACAGAGAGAGACAGGATTGCTCTGGAGATGGGTGAACTGAGAGGATACGCGGAGACCCAGATTGCTGGATATCGTAACCAAATAGGTGAGTACAGGGCTTCTGTACAGGATACCATTGATGGTGCGAACAGAGAGATAAACAGATTACGAGAACAGGGTGCTGATGACCAAGCATCCAGAGATGAACAAATTGACACTATACAAGAAAGAATTGATAGTGCATATGCAAAGATTGATGAGTACAATGTAGAATTGTTCGATAAACAATCTATTGTAAGGGACATAGAAAAAGAAGTTGGCCCGATTAAATATGTTGCCCAGTTGCTCTATGGTAACAGCGGTGCTGGTGCGGTAGATAATGCCGTCACACTTCTTATTTTATTACTGGTGTTTGTATTTGACCCATTGGCGATTGTGTTAGTACTTGCCGCCAACCTTAGTTGGAAGGAAAGGCAAGGAGAACTCATAACACCAATGACAGTTGATGAAACAGTAGTCGAAGAGCAAATTATACCAGAGGAAGAACCAGCTGGAATGCCTACCGATGAATTGCCAGAGATGGATGATTGGGTTAAGGATAAGTATGGTATTAGTTCTGGAATGGACAACCTTTCCGATAACGATAAAAAGAAGTTGGAATGGTTGATTGATAAGAAACGCAATAACACGGAGTAAAGTGAAAAATATAATGATGATTGCATTGGCGATGTTAAGTCTCGGCGCCTATGCAGAAGTAGAAGAGATTACAGTGGTAGGTGCCAAAATATATAATGGATACGCTGACCCAGTATACGACAATAACCTTTTAGAAAGTATCGATTACACTAAAAGATATGTCGCTGGTGGACTAGGTGGATTTCATGGTTTACAATTAGGTGGCACTGATACAAAACATACCGCAGTATACAAAAACGGTATGCCTGTCAATGACCCCAGTTCTGGGTGGTACGATTTTGGTACAGACTTAGTAACACATCAAAACATAAAAGTTATAACTGGCCCTAACAGTGTCAAATTTGGTAGTGGTTCCATGGCAGGTGCAGTCTTAATTGAGGATAACTTTGAAAGAAATCTTACAGTTGAGGGTGCGAAAGACCAAAGGTCAATAGTTGCTAGTTATGAGTGGTATCCATCAACTCAAGAAGTTGGAGTACAAGTTGCTCACTACAAGGGTTCTAATGGTTCAGTTATGACTGATAACACCGAAGAAGATTGGTATGAAAATACTACAGTCAAATTTGGATATGGAAATGAGGATGTAAGGGTAAACCTTGAACATGTAAACTATTGGTATGATTATGATGCATGTTGGATGATGATGCCACCTAGTGAGTGGGAAGAGTGGGATTATTGTAATACGCGAGGAGAGAAAAATACCGCTACTTTAAGAACAGAATATCTTACACTAGGGTATACAGAGAATGAGGCATATCATAATACTGGATATGAAATGCAATCCAATAGAACTTATGGTGATTTCACTGTATATAAAGATTATGGTCATGAGGTAGGAGTCACATGGGATAACGAACAGTATGAGAATAAAATTAGGAATTCTTATTCTGCTTATTACCGATGGTCAAATGACTTCATTGGGATTGGATATAAGTTTCTTGAGGGAACTGGCGCATCTGCTGAACAACATATTGTTAGGATTGGTATGGAGTGGGAAGACGCGAGATTTTCAATTGCAAATAGTTACAGACTGCCCACTTTATATGAGCAGAGAGGTGATGGATGGGTGATATCAAATCCATCTCTACAACCAGAAGAGGGTGTCGGCACAGAATTTGGATACAAGGATGTGTCCATTTACTACTATAAATTTGAGGAAGGCATCGATTTTGACTATAATAGGTATCAATATGTGAATTCTGGTGCATATTCATCACACGGAATTAGATATCAAGACCAATTTTTGCTTGACAATGGGTCTGTTTTCGTGTATACTGAGTACATAGAAACAGATAAGATTAGAGTACCTAAATACAAAACTAAAGTGAGTTATTGGAAATCTGGTTCATTTGCTGGTATCCAATGGGATACCGCTTTAGAGTATCTAGGTGAATTTGAGAAGGGGTTTGATTTTGATGGACGAGTTATTGATGATGTTAGCACTGTCAATTTTAAGTTTGGTGTTTATCTTGAACCATCTCTCTATATTATGATATCCATAGATGATTTGATGGATAACCAATTTGAGGTGTTACCAGATTATGCTGCTGCCGGAAGAACAATACGAATCAGTTTCGACAAAATACTATTTTGAGGAGAGTAAATCCATGCCCAAATTGTTTGCCAATGGGTGTTCAATTACAATAGGTGCCGAGTTAGGCGAGTTTACCCAGACATGGGATGATGGTAGAGAATATCAAGATGTTGATATAGAATACCGCACCGCTAACAGGTGGTCTACTAAACTAGCAGAAAAACTAGATATGGAACCAGTAAACATATCGAGGGGTGGAGGTTCAAATTGGAGAACATGGAGAACCACGCAAGATTTCGTTGTAGATAATGAAATACACTGTGCTGTTATACAAATGACAGAACCATCAAGATTTCAGATTCCTATCAGTTACGATTTTATATCTAAATGGCAAGAGACAGATAATGTAAACTTTTTCAATTGGGCATATGGTGGGATATATTCACCAGAAAAAGATTTAGGTGGTGGGTACGAAGAATTTTCGCATTGGAATACAGGCGAGATGAATAATCTGTTTAGTTTTCAAAATCATGTGGGCAATCAAACTACAGAGAGAACGCAGAAGGGAACTCACTATGAAAATATGAGAGATGAACTTGCTGGGTATTGGTTGTTCAATACGCAGATACAGAATTATTTTGATTATCTAAGACATGTATTATACTTACATAATGTATTTCAGTGTCATGGTGTACCGCATCTTATCATAGACGCATTAGAAGGTTGGACTATGTGTCAATTCTTAA